ACACGGGCGAAGCGCGGCAAGTGATAACCGCCGGTGAGTTCGGGAAATTGCCGCTCTACGCTGCGGCGGATTGCGTCTTCCATCGGATCGCCATTTGGTTGCCGGTGAGCGTCACGTTGGTGATCCGCTCGCCTTGGTTGATGGATGCACCTGGTCGCAACCCGGGAAGGGCCGCGATCATCGCGCTCTGATTGTTTTGGTAGCCATTGAACAGCTCGACGGGCAGTTGCAGCGGCGATCGGGAACCGAAAAAACCGTCAGCCCAACTGCCCACAAACACTTCGCCGTCGCCCTGCTGCTGCCAGATAAAGTCGGGAATCCCGAACACCCGGGACAGGCTGTCCATGGCCTGGTAGCCAGCGGCCAGGTTGTAGAAGAACGGGGCTTTGACTTTGGCGTATGCCTTGTCCGGCACTCGAAAGCTCAGCCCGGTTTTCTGGTTGATCTCGCCCAGCACCGTCGTCAGATCCGCGTGGCGCAGGTTGAGCGGCAAAGGGTTGGCCAGGATGGCCGCCAGTTCGCGACAGAACAGCACTTGCTCGATCGCGTTGGACGGTGTGCAACGCTCGACATACCCAATGAAGTGGCGCTGCAGCGGGCTGTCGTTGTAGCCGATATCGAGCGTCACCAGCCCCTTCACCGGCGCCGCCGCTTGAATGGTCAGCGTGGCGCGGCCGGGGGTGCGCAGTTCAAGGCGAACGTCATCGGTGATCAGGGGATACACCACGCCACCGATGGTCAGCACCTTGTGCAGTTTCATGCTCAAGTCCCACCGCCCAAGTAGTTATCCAACTTTTTCAGGGTGGCTTCGAAGCCGCTCAACTCCTGACCTGGTGCGCCGGGTTCACCTGCACCTGGTGCAGTCACTGACTGCCCCGGGGCGCCTTGTTGCGTCACATCCTTGGCCGCTCGACGCGTCTCAACCCGCTCGGGGTTGGAGAGCTTTTCCGACAGCGTGAATTGAACAAGCCAGGCACGAAGCGAGTCATCTTCCCGGGCGCTGACGCCATCGGAGAACTGCACCTGGCGCACGCCGAATGCGGACGCGGTGTCGTTGACCAGCCGGTAGGTTTTGAGCTGGCCGCCGGTGCCGGTCGCCTCAGCCAGACGCATCAGGTTGCGCAGCTGCGACTCATCGACAAACGGGATCAGCAACGTGACCGCCAGCGTCTTGGGCTTGAACCCTTTGTGGGCCGAGTCGGTATTGCTGGTCTGTCCGGACAAATCGTCACTTTCGATTCGCAGGTTAGCGGTGACCTTGAGGTTTTTGCCGCGTACCTGTTCGCCATCAAGCAATAAGGTCATAGGCCCACCAGCTCCCGAACAAAACCCAATCCTTTCAGGGAGCCGACCAGCAGCACGCCGGCCGACAGCCCCCACTCGTGCCCGGGTGCATCGCCCTGCAGCAGCAGGTGCCGCAACTCGGCGGCATTCCCCGGACCGATCAAGCGGGCGCGCATGGTGTCGTCGGCAGTGCCGCCGGCGAACTGCGACTTGAGATCGGCCAACTGCTGGGCCTGAGCTTGGGCCTGGCTGGCTTTGCGGGCGGCCAGCCGCCCCAGATCCGCCATCGGCGAACTGTCCGCATAGCTTTCCAGTGCTGACAGCTGACTGTTCAGGGTTTGCGTGGCGGCCTTGGTCACGGTGCAACGCGCCAGGGGCAGCGCCCCCCAGCGCGGCAGCGTGCCGGCGGTGGGCAATTCCCACTTTTCAGCGTCCAGCGCAAACAGGTTTTTCGCTCGGCGTTCGGCGCGCTGCAGATCCGGCATGGGCAGCACGGCATTAAATCGGGACAAGGTCGCCGCGAACTTGTCGTAACGCGTGCCCAGGAACATCACCGCCAAGGCGTATTGCGCCCCGGCAGGACGACCGTCGTCGCCGGTGTCTTCCAGCTTCTCGCCCAGCTGCCGCAGCAAGTTTGGCGCGGACAGATAACGCTGGTTACCGCGGCCCTGCCCTACTCCACTTTGAAATGGCGTCACCACCAGGCAGGCCGGTACTTCGCCCAAGGCATCACTGAGCCCGGCGCGGCCAGCGGCCACGGCCGCTTCTGCAGCGGCACCAACCGGTCCCGGTGAGGTGGTGGCCAGATCAGCCAGACCTGCCAGGCGTTGCCCGGTGCTGGTCAGTTCGCTGCTTGCCAGATCCTTGGCCGCCTCGAGGTTGGCGAGCCACTGGGTGGACTGCTCCGGCCAGCGCATGGTGATGGGAGCCCAATTCATACCGGTGTGGACTCCCACACCACAGCGTTCAGCGCGTCCAGATCCGACGTCGATCGCGCCGCTGCCAAGGCTTGCTTGAGGTCGTTGGCTTTGAGCAGACGCTGCAGCTTGAAATCGGTGAACTCGTCGCCGATCTGCCGCAGCTGGTCGCTGGAGTGTTCCAGGAAGGCTTTCACCCCGGCTTGATCCTGGCAGGGGTAAACGCCAGCCAACCCGCGCAAAATCATGCTGGTCAGGTTCAACTGATCCTGAAGCTGGGTTTCGTAGAAATAGCGATCACCCAACACCGACGACCAGAACCCGCCGGTGATCTCCTGCAGACACGCCGTGTTGACCGCCGCCAGTTGGGTGACGTAGCGCAACTCGATCACGGCCGGGATGTCGTCGACCCAGTGACCATTGCCCCAGATCTGGCCCGGGCCTGGGACTTCCAGCGTGTAGCCGGTCGGCAGGGAACCCGCCCGCTCGATGACCAGGGGCTCACGAGTCTGAATGTTGTAAGCCGTCAGCCCCTGATAAGAGTCAACCAACTGCCAGCGTCGACCATCCCAGAACGCCGCCTTTCTTTCCGGTACCGCCGGCGGTGCGACCTCGACACACCCGCCGGGAATCAACCAAACATCAGGTTCCAGCGGCGAGCGATCGGCCACGGTCTTGCCGGTGAAGATGCCCAGGTGATCGGTTTGAAAGACGGTTTTGGTATCCATGACGGGTCTCAGTACTTAATGCAGGCAAGGAAAGCGATGTTTTGGGGGCGTGTTTCCGCGCCTCCCGAGTAGCCCACGGTGATGGCGTGAGCGTGATCGCCGACAGCGCCGACGTTGATAACGTGCGCGTGGTCGCCGACGGCACCCACGCTGATGTTGTGGGAGTGGTTGCCCGCTTCATTGGTGATGTTGGCTGGCTGATCGACCCCGCCGCCGAAATCCGCGAAGGTCCAACTGCCGGGAGTGCCGCCCCCCGAACTGGAGTTGTTGACGGTGTGGGCGTGGTTGCCTTGGGCATCCGCCCATGCCGAGTGGTTGTGACCACCGGCGGCCCCTGAACTGCCTGAGTGGCTGTGGCCACCAGTAGCCGCCGAACTGCCGGCGTGGTTGTGGGCGCGCGTTTCATCCGCTTGCGAGCTGCCCAATATCCGGCCGGCATCGATGCCGCGACCGTCATCCAGCACGCGGATGAACTTGCCGCGTGGATCCGGCAGGTTGAAGGTGTTGACGCCGTCACCGGCGCCGTAAGTGGTGCCGATCTTGGCGAACAACGCGGCATACACCGTGCGCGATACCGCCGCGCCATTGGCCCGAAACCATCCCGGCGGCGGGGTGGCCATCGCAAAGGTGCCGATACGTCCGACCTCCGAATCAGCGATAACTTTGCGCAGGGCGTTGAGCGCCTTGGTGGTCGCCAGAATCTCGCTGCTGTCCGTGCCCGGGTCATCGCTTTTCGCGTTGGGCAGTTCGCCCAGGTCGACGTCGTCTTTGGTCGTCGCCCGGGCGCGCAGGTTTTCGTAGTCGCCATTGCGCAACGCGAACTGCTTGACCAGGGCGCCGGTGATCGGCTCGCTTTGACGCAGATCAACGATGTCCTCTGACACCGACACCTGGGCCAGCTCCACCAGATAATGCGCAGTGCCGTTGCTGTCGACGTAGTCCGTCTTCGCGGCGCCGAACACCACCTTCCATGCGGCGACCGCGTCGCTACCCTCGCGGGCCAGCGCAACGTCGAGCCAGGCTTTGACGGGCAGCGCCGGCAGTTGCACCTGGACCGGCTCAGCCAGCTCGACGCGAATCCCTTCCACGTAGGCAATGCCCGCTTTCACCTGGTACAGGTCAAAACTGCGTTCCATCTGCAGGCTGTCGGCCAGGTAGCAGACCCGACCAAAAACGTCGCGGTTGCTCAAGCGTTCGCGCAGATCGATGCCGTTCAGGCGAATCGTGAAGTCGTGCTGCCAGGTACTGGCGTCAACGGTGATGCCCGTCAGCGCCTGGGCCCCGTTGAACTCCACCAGAAAGTTGCGCGTAACGTTGTTGCCGATCTGCAGCGGCGGAATGTTCTTGCGCTTCTGCTGCACTGGCACGGTCGCGACCGCAAGCAGCACGCCTTCTGACGCTTCCAGACCGATCCAGTTAAAGTCCCAGTCGCCGACGTCGGAGCCCACCATCAGGCTGTAGATCACCTGATTGGGACTGACGTAGCCTTTGCGGTCGTAGGTTTTGGTGAAGACGATCTGAGACGCTGGCGGCTTGCCGGCGGCGCGATCAACCGGGGCGTTCGGATCAAGGCCAGGCACTAGTGCCAGGACGAAGCGAGCAACCTCGAGCTTCTCCCCGGCGCCTTGCTTCTGGGCAATAAGACTTTCGCCGGCAAGGGTGATGCTAGCTCCCATGGGTGCTCCTAAACGGGTTGTTCAAAAAGGTGAGCAATGCGAGCTCGTTGATCACGACCAGGCGACTGGCGCTGTCGTCCAGGGTGGCGATCAGGGTTTGTTGGTCGTCGTTGAGATCGGCCACCCCGATGTTCAGCTTCACGGGGGTGATCGTGACGAAGTCGTAGCGCCGGCAGGTGCGCCCGTATTGCTGCATCAGGACGCGCAGCAGCACCGGGTTTTCGCTCAGCTGCGTGTCGGACAGGTGCAGCAGGACCACGTCCCAATCGAGGTCCGGCAGGCGCTCCTGGATCTCCACATACCCGACGCCCAGGCGTTCAAAAATGCGGACCATGCCAGCGGTGCTGCCCGCGTCCACGGCATTGATGAAGGCGTACTTCACCCGCCGGCGGTAGAGCTTTTCCGGCTCGCCGTGAAAGCGCTGGATGTCGCGCTGCCAGGCCAGCAGATCGAGCACGCTCAGGTG